ATGTTATCTCGTATCTTGGAATATAATTCCTGTGCTTGAGATGGGTTCTCTTTTATCTGATGTAGGTTCATACCTGTACCTGCTGTCAGATACCTAGCACCTACCCTGTGATAACCCTCTTCATTACAAAGCACTATACACTTAGCACCTTGAGATGCAAACCCACCCGGACCTGCTATAAGACTAGCATGGAAAGATGTTTTACCTGTGTTGGGTCTAGCACCTATCTCAACTAGATGTCCTGCATTTATACCCTCTACCTTTCTGCATAGAGATGGTATATTAAATGACCATCTTGCTTCCAAATCATTCTTTGCAAGTAAAGTTTCTATACTTATATCATCCCATTGTATATCCATGCTTGGTGTAAAGTCATCTCCATATTGCTCTAGCAATGCTCTCAGAGGTTCTAAAGAACTCTTTGCACCATTAACATAATCAAACCCAAGATTAGCTATGTCTTCACCTATAATCTGTTGAAAAAGTTTTGATAAAACTTCTTTAGCTATATCCTCGCCTAGCTTCTGTTCTTTTTTAATCTTCAAGAATAAAGAACTATACGCACCTTTCTGTGCTGTAGTCATAGATGGATTGTTAGACATAAACAATGCTTCAATCTCATCAGGTGTGACAGTCCTATCATACCTAGTCATAGCATTATCTATGACCTCTTTTATTTTTCTTACATCTTTACTGAACAATCTATTAGGACACCTTGCTCCACGATGGTCTTCGTAGAACTCTCTGTCCATTAAACTTCTAATTAATGCTAATTCCATATCATCTCCTTCATATTATTAATGTCAATCTCTTTTTCATACTTCAAGTCATCTGTTATGCGAAGCACCTTAGCAGTACGAACCCAACTTTGCAACTCTTTTCTTATCTGCAATGTTTTTTGTAGTGCATCAGGGTCAAGTGCAACTACAACTGTATCAAAGTTATGACATAAAAATCTCTTATGTTCTTCTAATAAACTTGTGCCTAACAATGCTACTCCTGTGATACCATGCTTGGCAACAGTACATGCACTATAACAATCTTCAACTAGCACACAGCTATAGTCAAGACTATCTTTATATGTACTCCATGTTACAAAAGGGTGTTTACCCCTGCCATATCTCTTCCATTTAGGTAGGCGATTATCTGTTGATGCACCTATAGCATCTACAACTCTACCTTTTTTACTTTCCTTTATCAAGAATACTGCTCTATCTTCTTTTACATCATGTAAGCAATGCTCTTTCCATATCTTTTCTTTCCATGATAATCCACCTATAGGATTCTTAAATCTATCCTCTTTTATAGGCACAATATATTCAGGAAGAACAAACTTCTTATCTTGTACAGTATCCTGTTTTGATTTCTTTATTTGGTCTACAGTAAGGTTTACTCTTCTAGTGCCACTAACTACACAACTAGCTTTGTAACAGTTAAATAGTACAGAACCCATACTATTTGTTATTGTAAAAGTATTTTTACCTTTACAAGATGGGCAGTCCATCCTCTTTGTAGTACCTATATCTAGGTCAATATCATTTAATATATCATCTATGTTCATGTGATAACATCCTTTCTGTTAACAGAGTTAATATCATATTTTTAACTTAAAGGCAAGTACCTCATCCGTAAATCTTTTCTAAGTGTGTCTGCACTTTTAATTATTCTTCGTGCAACTTTAGAAAATCTATATTTTGTGTATGGTATATATTCACCTCTAAATGGTTTTATTTGTGGTGCAATGTATTGCTGAAAACCAAAGTCTTCTTTCTGCTGTTTGAGTGTATGCAACAAATTTGCACTCCATTCATCATCTACATCTTCCCATGTCCATTCAAATATTTGTTTGAACTCTAGTCTTGGTGGCTGAAGTTCGTATACAATTTGCGTGATAACACCCACATTCCTGTATTCAAATTTACTATATGCGTGTTGCAAAAATGCAACAACTTCAGCCTTTGTCCAAAGATTAGTATGCACGTTGCCAAGCTGTTTCATCTGAAGACAATACGTAGTCCGAATAAATATTTGGTTGGTCTGTATTAGGATTTTTTGTTGGTGAAAAACTTAGTGATGTGTGTAGGTGATGCACCAACTCTTCCATTATAGATAAATCAGATAGACGTAAGTCTTTACATTCTGATGCATACTCTACTGCATCTTTTAATTTGTTATGCAGCCGTAGGAACTCCATACGTTGCTCCTCAGTTACTAGTATATCTTTGTTGTCCAAGTTTACCTTGAATTGGTTCTTTGTATCTCTCATAATGCTACTCCTTTCATCCAAGTAGGTTGTTGTGTATATCTATATCGTGCAAACCTAGCCTTGTCAGCTATGTAGAAAGCACGATAGGCTTCTATAGGATAGAACTCATCTGTTTTAAGTTCATCCATCCCACTAAAACATTGTGGGTGTTTAGTAAATACACCACTAGGTATCTTAAATCTTCCTAGCCACAGAGCATCATAGTGTTTAGATGCTCCATGTCCTTTTTTATACCTATCCATATACTCAAATAACATTTCTCTATATAAACAAAATGCCCATTCATAATTACTTCTAGTCTCCATAGCCCATAAGGTGCATGGATGCTTTTGATGCACAGGTTTGTATAGGTTATGCTCCTCTGCATATTCAGGTGCATGATGCCATAGTGTAGTGCATAACATCTGTGCTTCTTCTAGTGGCATCTTCACTACGTGTTGGTCACATAAAGATTTAGCAATCTTTTGTGGTGTATCTTCTATAATAAATCTATTCATGTTCACCCCCATTTCCTCTACCTAGACCACGTTCTTTATACCAATGGTCAAAGTAAGTTGATTTACGTTTAGCTGTTTCAAATACTGCTACTGTTACTACAATAGCAAAGATAAGTATAAGGTGTATGACAGCAGTCAAACCAAATACCCACATACTACCTACCCACAAAGAGAATGCTATGCACCACATCCATGCTAGTAGTTGCATGACCATGTGCCTTACGTGCAGGTCTTGTATGTTACTCAGTGGATTGCGTTCATAATTCATAACGACATTCCAACAATCATATATAAATTTACTCATAATTAATATCCCATCTGTAAAATATGTGGTCTTCAATACGTGTAATGTACGTCTTGGAACTCGCCCACTCAGGTGTTACATAGTGTGCATGGTAGTGTGTCGCACCCTCTACTAGGTCATACACTTGACCATGATACACACCACTAGCTACTAGCATAGCTTTATCCCATGCATCTAGGTCTCTAGGTGTGTCGCTTTTGCCATCACAGTACCAACTGAATTGACATCTGTTACGAACTGGAAAGTCAGGCTTCCAACTATACGTTGGTCCTTGCTCCACCACCTCGCATATTGTGTTAGGGTATCGCTCATCATACACTCTGTTCATCACTACTTGTGCTACTGCTATCTGTCCAATCATAGATTGATTTTTAGCTTCGTGATATACGTTGAGTGCTAAACAAAATAATGCTTCAGCTATCATCATCTTCCTCTCCTAAAAATTGTTTAAGTTTTTCGTATGTTGAAAAGAATGAGTATCTCTGTTGGTCTGCGTGGTCATTTAGCCAACGCATGAAGTTACTCTTGCCAACGATTTGAAATGTCTCTTCTTCATCATGGTCATATATATGAAATGCAAAATTATGTTTCATTATCTTCTCCTTTTTATTGGTTTAAAGTTTCTTTCTTGCCAATCTTTACGTTTGATTTGCCATTCTTTGTCAGTCCAATGTGGCATAAGTTTAAAACTTGCGAGTGTTATTTTATGTATATCATTGTATACATTACCTGCTTCACGCAGCCAAACCCACTTACGTTTAAACAATACCCACGTTTTCCTGTACCCACTACGAGGTAGCCTACCACTCCAATATACTTCGTATAGTTCAGCATCTTGCCACCTCTTTGCTTTAGGTTTAGTCCACGACATTATCATACTCCTTGATATAATCAAACTCAACGATAGCATTTGGATATTCTTCCTGTATTAAATCTAATCCATAGTTAAGGGGAGTGCCCT